CCTTTTGCGTCATCTTTATTTTTCTTTCTCATGTCTGCCGCGTCATCTTCATTTTTAGGTTTCTTACCTTTTTTCTTCATGTCGATTGCAATAGCAGCCTGTTGTGCTGGGTTCATCGCTTCTTGTTTGTCTTGTGCCTCTTTTGCTTGTACTGCGGCACTTGATTGTACTTCTGGTTTATTACCAACTAAATCATTTTGTTTGTTAGTAATGTCAGCAATAACTGAGGCTAGTGATCCCTTCTTTGGTTCTCCAAAGTATGTAGGGTTCCAACCTAAAGTTCTACCTGTTTTCTTTTCACTCATTTTAGTCTCCCTTATAAATCTGTGAATTTAATTTTACCACGAGGCATTTTAATGCCAAACTTATCTCTGACCATATCTACTACCTCTGGTGGCATAAAATAGTTTAACATATTTGCTAAACCTTGTTTTTCTTCTTTTGACCCTCTCATCATTTTTGATATTCTTGCATAAACTTTAGGGTCAACACTTTTAAATTTACCTTTTTGTTCGTCTAGTGTATCGTCTGCCAATACATCAATGTAAGGTAAAAACTCTTCTGGTAATTGTTTCCATTTCATACCAAATTTAAGAACCAGTTGTGCTTTTGCGGCACTTGATAGAATAGGTATGTCTGCTTTTGCTAATGCTAATAGATTTGGTTTTTGTAATCTATCTATTATCTTACGAAGTTTAGCAAACTTCTCTGGTGCTTGAGGTGCTACTTTACCTTTTAATGGTTCATACTCTTTTTTCAATCTAGCAATCTGTGATTTAGTAAATTCTTCTAAATCAGTTTCATCTTCAATATCTTTCTGTAATTGTTTGGCCTGTTTATCATGTGCCTTAACAGATTTCTTTAATTGTTTAATGATAGGTTTGATTGTCTCTTTATCTTTATCATCTAATGCCTCTGTTTGTGGATTCATTAGATAATCTCTAGCACCATTTAAGTCATCTGCGGCAACAGTAATCTTATCTGTTAACCATGACGGAAGTGGTTGTTCACCCATACCATTGAGTTTAGTCATAATATCATTACAATCCTCTATGATAGTTTTACAATGTCTTATAGCACTTGCCACATCAACATGACCATCTTCTTTCATCTCTGCTTTTTTGACAGTATCAATTTGTTTCTTTAGATCAGCAATCTTTTTTGCCTTTGCTAAATTGTCCTGTGCCTTAGCAACAGGATCTGTTTCTTGTTCTTTGACCTTTCGCATTTCTGCCAAAGTTTCTGCCATTGACTTGTTATACTTCATTTTTCTCTCCGTGTTACTATTTATACTAATTATCTACTTTACTACCACCACGCCACTGGTAACAACTCCAATAACCTGCGGTAGTCTTGTCTTTCTTCTGGTCGCAATTGTGTCGTGCCCTAAATGAGGCTCTTCTACCAGGGTCGTCTCTTTTGATTTCCATATTAGGATCGCCAAAGGTTACTTTAATAACATTACCTTTTTTGTTCTTAACATAGACGCCAAACTTTCTTTTACTGCCACTTGGTAATCTGAAAGGATCATTAAGATTTACTTTACGACCTTGATACTCTGCCTCAGTAATGCCCTCTGCCTCATGTTCATATACCATGCCCTCACAAACAAGATCAATGCGTTCTACCTCTTTTCTTGTTTTCATTATTTACCTCTTACTTTCGCAGCCAAGTCTTTATCTGCCTTACCCCAAGTACCAGATGATTTAGTTACAAAACTATTCACTCTTGCCATACCCCATTGTTGTGGTGTAGTACCAGGTCTATGTCCAGTTCTCCATGCAGCCATACCTCTGTTATATACTTTCATTAGAATACCATATGGCATACCAGATTTCGCTGCCTTCTTTTTGACGCCCTCATTCTCTGCCAATAGTTCATCTAACATTTCAGATACAGTTTGGTCTAATACAACTCTATATGCTGTACCATACTCATCTTTATATTGTTTGATTGTTTCATCTAACTCTGACCATGCTTTGATATCTTTGATTTCTTCTTTGACATCATCACCAAACATTCTCTTAAATTTCTTTGTATGTCTACTTGGTTTAGTTTTAGCGTCAGCATCACCAGGTGCAGGTTTATATGCCTTAGGATTATCATCGTCCATCTTTGCACCTTTTGAAAAGTGTCTATCTCTGGCAATCTTTGTTGATTTTGCAAAATCACCTTTACCAGGTTTTTGATAGTAAACTGCAGGTTGTGTGCCAGGTCTATCTTTGATATCTGGATCTTGTCCACCATATGCCGTTTTCTTTCTTTCACCATCGTGTTTCTTTTCGTCCAGTTCAACTTCTTCAAACTTTTGAAATTTTCTATCATCAACAAACTTTGCATAGTCTCTTACTTGACCTGGTGTTTTGATATTAAATTTTCTTTGTGTGTGTATTTGATTTGCATTTTCTGGTCCTTGTGTCCATGTATCTACATTTCCAACTTTTGGTTGTCCAGGTGTTACAACATTTAATTTACGATCTTTCTTTTCTGCCTTTTTAGTTTCTTTTTCTTCATCATCTGTATTTTTTTGTTGACTATCTTTAGCATTGTTTATTTCTTCTTCAAATGTAGAAAAAGATTTTAAAGTTCTACTATTCTTTTGTAATACTAATTTCTTTTTGTCAACATCTTCCGTTTGTAATTCTGTATCAATTACCTCTGCAGGTTGTATATCATCTAAAAATGCCTTCTCTACACCACCATCTTCCATTTCATATTGAATATAGTTTGGCCCTCTTTTGATAATCGTACCTACATTACGATTTGATATTACTTCAATTTGTTCACCCATTAAATAAATCTCATTATTGTGATACTGTTCTCTAATACTTTTCAAATCCTCATTATCATTAGGTGGTAGTATTTCTTCGTTAACTCCCATACCCTTTTTTAAGTCTTTAAATAATTTCATGGCGTCATTCTCCCTTGTGCCTGCGATAAGTCCTGCTCTAAAACTTTTGAAGTCATTTCTCATAGCAAAATCTCTCATCTTACTGGCACTCATGCCTGAGGCACCAGTTGCGTCTGGGTCTCTTGCCCCAGCACTCACTACTTCAATTGTATCAAAGTTATAGTCCTTACCATTATATTGTTTCGTTAATCTTTTAAATTCTGCGACCCTATCTGATCCTGCAACCATCATAACATCTGTATATTTTTTGTCAAATCTATTTTTCAATATTTCCATAAATGTTCGTTCTCTGCCTGTCGCTGGTAAAATTTGTATACCTACTGGATACATCTTTTTAAGATAGTCAATCTTTTGTTTTACACTCAATGGATTTTTTCTACGATCCTGAGTGGCACTCACATATAGCACAGGTAGACCTTTTACCCTTTTTGCCATAGTGATAACTCTATCAATTAATTTTTGATGACCTATCGTTGGTGGGTTCATACGACCAAAGGCAAACACTACGGTTTGCTTTCGTCCTACGCCCTTTCTTAATAGTTCTTTAATTGTCTTCATTAAATTCCTTAAATGATTTAATCTTTACACTTTCACCTCTAGCAGTTTTAAAATCACTTGCTTTTGGCGCACCTTTAGTGCCTGGTTTTCTCATCTTCTCACCAGACCCTTGTTTTATTCTTTGTCTTTTCTTATGAATATTTTTCCACAAACTCATTACTCGCCCCCTCCGTTGCCATTTCCATTACCACCATTACCTGGTGTAGCACCATTGCCATTACCATTCGCACCGTTACCATTACCATTGCCGTTACCATTACCACTTGTATTCTGTGGTTCTTGTTTTGGTCCTGGTCCTAGTCTACCATAGTAGGCATACTTTCTAAATTTAGGTACACACACTTTAAGTTTCTTATCGTACTTATATCCTGGTGGACACTTTTTACTTTCTGCAAATTGTTTAAAACTCCACATTAGCCTTCCCAATTTTTTGCAGCCGTAAAGTTTTGAATACTAAACTCTAGTCTATCAACTAACTTTACTGCCTTACCTTTCTTATCTACTGCAACATAACCTTCTGGGTTTGTTGCCTTTAGTCCGTTACCATCTCTCTTAAATGTACCAATAGACTTCGCTTTGTTTAGTTTGTCTATAATTACTTTTTTGGCTCTTTGTAAAGACTTATAAGTGGCACATGCCATGTAGATTGATTTATTATGTTCATCTATAAATTTGATACCAGTATCTTGTATTGTTTGATACTTTTGTTTTGAAGCGTCTGTCTTTACTCTATCAATTTCTTTTTGTGTTTTTTCTGCATAGTAATTTTTAAAATTAGTTGCCGTTTCAGTTGTAGATGGTAAATCAGTTGCGGCACGAATAAAACTGTTAAGATAAGTTTTAAGTTGTACACCTATAGATAAAGTATTCTTTTCTGTTTTAATTTTATTCAGTAGTTCTTTTGATTGTTTTAAACTACCACTTGCCATATTAATAATCTTTTGTAATTGTTGAGTTTCACCTATAGTCATAGTTGCATTACCAGATACATCTTTATATGAAGCGTCATCAAACCAGACATTAGGTGTTCTTCTTAATTTAGAAACATTGGCACCAAACTTGGCATTCATCTTATCAAAACTTCTACCTTTGTATGTTGTATGAAACACAATACCTAATTTACTATTTTTAATCTTACGACCAAATGGTGTATTTTCAGGTACCATGTAAACAATAGTATTAGGTTGAAAAGAAATCATTGTTTCAGATTTACCACTACCATCTTTGTAAGTAGTTAATTTTTTACCTGATGATGTAAACATTAAATCACCTTGTAGTATTTCTTTCATACCAAGACCAGAAAGATATTGTAAACATTCTCTTAATATATTTGCAACTGGTCCTTCATGGTTGTTTCTTATATCTTGTATATTGTAATTTACTTTAGGTGTCTTATTGAATACTGACTTTGTGCCTACAAAAAATTTACCATTCTCTGGACTTGGTCCACAAACTATTGCAGGTGCACCATCCCATTTTGTTGTAACATTTAATTTACTTGTTGAATTACCTGCCAACATATCTTTTAGACTTTCTAAAAAAGCAATCGCATTTTTACCACCATCAAAACCATTATTGATGATATCATCTTCTAAATGTTCTAGGTGTGTATTTTTATCTTCTACTAATAACATTAAAATTTTATATTTCTTCTAAATGATACTTCAGGTATTGCACCTAAAAATTTCATTAATCTATTTACACTTGACTTGGCAAAACTACTTGCCTTTGCAATCACTCTACTAAACAAAGACTTGACTTTGTTTTTAATTACATCTATAATACCCTCATCTAAACTACCATACCATTCATTTGAGTAATCTTCTTTTTGACCTGCCATACTATCAACAATCAAAGATACAACTGACCAAAAATTATATTCACCAGTTTTTTGTTTCTTTACAACTCTACCACTTGTTTTAAATCTTGCCTGTAGTTTCATAGCGTCTGCAATCTTCTTACAGTAGGCGTCATCATCTACGCTTTCTATTCTTACTTTACTGCCATCAGCACTTGCAACGACCATAAACTCTGCCGCACTATTACTACCTTTACCATACTTCTCATAACCAGACATCGCCTCTCTAGCAAATGCAATCTTAAACTTGGCACTCTTTTCAAACAACTGACCTAAATCTCTCATACAATCTTTATGTGCAGCCTCTGCCGCATTTACAACTGGGTTATTACCTTTCTTAATAATAGGTCTTAACTTACCAGGTGCAAGTGTAGATGTAACAAAACCATCAAAGGTTTTATTTGCTTGTTTAAACTCTGGTGATTTTTTAAGTGCGGGTGTTGATTTCAATGCCGCATAGAATGTTGCGGTACTCTCTGCCTTACCACCTGACATCAATTGTGCCATGCCAATCTTTAGTGATAATCTTTTATTGCCTATGAGTATGTCTGTTTTAGGTGTGGTGTCTGTTGCACCATATGAAGACCAGAAAGGTGTTAATTTAGATTTGGCACGACCATATTGTTCTGCCTTAGCATTCTTGTTACCAAATCTTTTTGCGATTGCCTTGGCG